GTGGTTCAGCCTGATAGGTTTCATCTTGACTTAGATATTGCGAATAGACACATTGATTTCATGGAGATGTTTTGCAGGCAGTCACAGGGAGACAAAGGAGCGTCGTTAAAACTTGAGCTCTTTCAAAAAGCAAAATTCGAAGCAGCATATGGCATGGTCGATGATGACAATTTAAGGCAATACAGAGAGGTAAACTGCTTTGAAGGCAGGAAGAACGGTAAGACTACAGAAGCTGCAGCAATTGCACTTGATGCACTAATAAACGATGACGAAGGAGCTCCGGAGGTATACTTTATAGCGACAAAGCTGGACCAAGCGAAGAAGGGGTACACAGAATCAAGGAATATGGTGCAGCAATCACCTGCGCTTCGTAAGCATATAAAACCGAGAGGATTTGATTTATACTGCAGAGGTAATTTTGGCATAATAAAGCCTCTTGCGACAGATATCAAGAAGCTTGATTCATACAACGCATCATGTGTTATTGTTGACGAGTTGGGAGCGCTCACAAGCAGACGTCCATACGATGACATGAAGCAATCTCAGTCAAGTATGGCCAGAAAGCAACCGATGCTATGGGCAATCTCGACAAACAACTTCGTAAGACAAGGAATATTTGATGCACAAGTTGAATATGGCAAAAAGATATTGAGAGGCGATGCAAAAGACGATCGCTTTTTATTTTTATATTACGCACTGGAAAATGAAAGCCAGTGGACTAACCCGAAATATTGGATAATGGCAAACCCTGGTTTGGGAACAATAAAGAGCAAAGAATTTTTAGAGGACTCGGTGAATAAAGCTAAAAATGATCCCGGATACAAGGCAACAGTTTTGACTAAGGATTTTAACATTGCGCAGGAAAGCAATCAGTCGGCATGGCTAACACCGAAACTTGCACAAAATGAAGAGGTTGCAGATATAAAATATCTTGAAAATTCGTATGCTATTGGTGGATGCGATTTGTCAGCAACAACAGACCTTACGTGTGCAAGTCTTATTGTTTGCAAAAAAGATGATCCTAAAAAGTATCTATTGCAGCAATATTTCTTGCCGCAGCAGAGGCTTGATTATGTCTTGAGTCAAGAAGAGCCAGAAGCGCCATATACGCTTTGGGCAGAGCAAGGTTGGCTCACAGTATCTCCAGGAACGCAGGTTGATTATTCACAGGTCAGTCTATGGTTTTATAAGATGGTTAAAGAGCATAATATAAGACCTCTTTGGATTGGATATGACAGAGCGCTTGCTGGTTATTGGGCAGACGAAATGATTAATAATTACGGATTTGAGCTAGAAAAGATTGCGCAAGGTGCATACACATGGACGTATCCAATGAAGCAGCTCAGAGCAGAATTTGAGGCACAAAACATAGTGTATCAGAATAATCCTATGTTTTTATATTGCTTGTTAAACACAGGCGTTAAAACGCGTAATAGCGACAATATAGAGTCTATTATGCCTGTTAAACTGCAAAACAATAGACGAATAGACGGAACGGTGTCAGCGTTAAATGCTTATACCTGTCTAAAAAATCATGAAGAGGAATTTATGCGATATGTCGCAAGAAAGGGGTAAAATGAACTTCTTTAGCAACTTTTTTGGAAAAGCAAAAAAGAAAATATCTCAGCTACGAGAATTTATTGAAATAGGAGGCTATAGAGCGATATTCTCGAGGTTTGGAAACAATCAATGGGAATCGGAACTTATAAGATCGTGCATAAGACCGATAGCTTATCACACATCAAAGGCTGAGGCAAATTCCTCTGATAAGCGTTTAGAGAGGATACTAAGAGATCGTCCGAACCTATATATGAACGGAGTGGCATTCCTTTCCAAGGTTCGAACGATGCTAGAGCTTAAAAATACAGCTTTTATAATCATCATTCGCGACGATAGAAATAAGGTTATTGGATTTTATCCAATGCCTTACACATCATTTGAAGGAGTATTAAGTCCGACGAATAACCTGTATATCAAGTTCGAAACTCAATCAGGTAGGAACTTTACTTTTCACTGGGATGACATTGCGGTTCTGCGAAAGGATTACAATGAAAATGACATCTCAGGAGATAGTAACTCGCCAATTTTAAACACTCTTGAAATGCTTAACACCTCAAATGAGGGACTCTCGAATATGATAAAGAGTACGGCAAATTTGAGAGGTATTTTAAAGACAACAAAATCTATGCTAGATCCTGGAGATTTAAGGCAAGTCAAAGAAGATTTTGTAAAGGACTATCTAAACATTTCAAACGAGGGTGGCGTTGCGGCAATCGACAACTCATACGAATATCAGGAGCTAAAGGCAAGCCCGCAGGTAAGCAACTATGCAAACATAAAGGAATTTCGAGAAAATATCATGAGATATTACGGAGTCAACGATAGCATCTTGATGGCGAAGCAGACTCCGGAGGAAATGCAGGCGTTCTACGAGTCACGTATTGAACCTTTTCTAATGGAATTATCCATAGAGCTTACAAGCAAGGTTTTTACCGAACGAGAAAAAGGATTTGACAACTATATTGTGTTCTCGGCCAACACAATCCAGTTTATGTCTACCACCGAAAAGCTTAATTTGTGGAACATGGTAGATAGAGGAGCAATGACTCCAAACGAATGGAGAAGGACGCTGAACTTGCCACCATTACAAGGTGGAGATGAACCTATAAGGAGACTGGATACAGCCCCAGTCGGAACTCAAACCGTAGAAAATGAAGAGAGTGAAGAGGAGGAAAATTAAATGGCAGAACTTGACAATATTAAACGTCTTATTGAAGACAAGCATGTGCAGTTTAGAGATTTTAACATCGGAAAGGTTGAAACAAGAGAGGCTGCTGAGGAAGGACAGGAGCGCATGACAATCACAGGAAGACCTGTTGTTTTTGATAGCGAAACATTGATTTGCAAGTATAGAAATCAGGAAATTTGGGAAACTATAGATGCAAAAGCTCTTGATAACGCTGACATGTCCGATGTTATCTTCAACATGAATCATTGCGGAAGAGTCTTTGCAAGGACGAGAAATGATAGCTTAAAGCTATCTAAAGATGATAAAGGGCTCAACATGGAAACCGAACTATGGGAAGATGATGAAGGTCATAAGAGCTTGTACAGAGACATCAAGCGAGGGATTCTCGATAAGATGTCATTTGCATTTACAGTCAGAAAGTCAGAGTATGTGATCACGGAAGATGAAGAAACGGGAACAGAAAAGGTTCTGCGAAAAATCTTAGAAATTGACAAACTGTACGATGTATCAGTTGTTGATATTCCGGCATACGATGCTACTGAAATATCAGCGAGAAATGCGTTTGCAGCGGAAAGCGAATTACGCAAAGCGGAAAGCATCAAGGCGGCAAGCCTAGCTCGCGAAAAATATAACTATGAAAGAATCAAAATGGAGGAAAAGTAATGAATCTAAAGGAATTGAGAGCAAGACTAGAAGAAATTGATACACTTGTAGCAAAGAGTGAGAGCGCTGACGAGGTGAGAGGCCTCATTGATGAGATGAAAGAGCTGAAACAGAGGGAAAAAGAACTCGTGCAGCTTGAGCAGAGAACTAAAGAAGCTAAGATGATTAATGGCGGTGTGAGCGGAGCAACAATCGTAGAGAGAAGCGCATCAACTGAGGACGAGTCAGAGGGTGCTGACAGTGAGGTGTATCGCAGAGCATGGCTGAAAACCATTGCCGTTGATCAGAGAGGAAACCATCTATTTGGAAAGCTAACTGAAGAGGAGACACGTGCGTTTACATTCACAACGGCAAACACTGGTGCGGTTGTACCTGTAACGGTTGTAAATAAGATAACAAGCCTTGTTCGCAACGACTCACCAATCCTTGATGATGCTACACTATCTGGAATCGAGGAAGGTTTTGCACTCGTAAGACATACAGAAATTAAAGCTGGAGATGCAACTGGTGTTGCCGAAGGTACAGCGAACGAAGATGAAGAGGATGCATTTATCCAGATTCCACTAACTGGAGTAGATGTTAAAAAGCATGTCACAATCACGAGAAAGATGAAGTTCCAGGGCATAGATGCGTTCGAGGACTGGCTAGTAAAGCACCTTGCAGACAGAATTAGAGTTGCGAAGGAAAAGGTGCTAATCGCAAGGCTTGACAATGAAGCACCTTCAGGAGCTACAAAAGTAGATAACTCGGGCATAGCGGCTGCAAATATACTAACAGAGAAGACATACTCTGATGAGTCAATCAGAGCAATCATGAGCCTTATCGATGCAGATGGAGAGGTTGTCGTATATGCAAACTCAAAGACTACATGGACAGGTCTTGCAGGGATAAAGGATGGAGACGGCACAAAGGCATTCATCCCAAACCCTATGGCAGATCCTATAGTACAGGGTAGAATCTACGGCGCAACAGTAAAAAAAGACAGCAATCTTGCGGACAACGTAGCATACTTCGGAGTCAAGGGTGCACTGCTTGCCAATACACACGCACCTCTTGAAATATTCCAGTCGCTCGAAGCAAAGACTGCAAACACAATCATCACAGGTGATGAAATCTTTGATGGTGGTCTTGAGAATCCAAAAGCGTTTGTCAAGGTTACATTCAAGCCGGGGGAATAGCTCCCCCTGCCGCCTTGGCGGGTAGTGCGCACAAG